TGAAAAGGAGGCCCTCAGGGAAAGGAAAAGGGGTAAATGGGGTACAAGTACCCATTAAACAAAAAAAGGCCCCACAGGGGCCATATTTTTGCGGAAACTAAACACTAAATCTTATTTGTATGCATACAACATTGCAAGTCTGCAACTCTTGTGTATCTGCTCATAATTGACTTTGAATCCATTCTTGGAGAATTTCTCCATCACGAAAACAAGTTTGCTTAAAAGGTGCCCGTCAAAGTCTCTACCGTGACCTGCCCACACCGTGTCATTCTGACTCCACTCCAAATGCACTTCAATCGCCCATCTGTCCACCCGCTTCATCACATCATCATCCATATTAATTAAAACGCCCCATTCTGCTCCTTCAATATCCATCTTCACCATATCGACCTTAGGTAGATTTTTCAGATTCATTATTCCTTCAATTGAATATGATGGAGCCACATCAGGATTCGTAGTTGGTATGTCGTCTTGAAACACGCGCCCAAATATTACTTGAGCGTCATACGACTTGACATTTTTAATCAAGCATTTCCAATACTCAGGTTCGCACTCTACGGTGATAACGGTACTCGCGCCCTGAGATAGCGCATAATTGGTAAAAAGGCCTACAAAGCCTCCGCAATCAATAACAATGTCGTGTGGTTGAATTTTGAAATACCTGTCGTATTCGTGGCCGTGATAAATTTCATCATAAAAGGCCTCTACTAACGCACCGTGATTTTCGGGATACACATATTTTTCAAGTTCCATATTTGTAATTTGTTGCGGGGGTAGGAATCGAACCCACTACCTCGTGGTTATGAGCCACAAATGCAACCAATACACTTCCCCGCAATAGAACGCAAATTTAGTAAATATTTACTACATTACGTTGGATATCCATTTGGCCATTGCTGAGTTTTTATCCAATCTTTATAATCCACCAAAGTAATGCAATCATTTGCATTTGGTCCCTCTTCAGGAACTACGGGTGAAGTTTTGTTATTGTCTTTCATCCATTGGCGAATAGGTTCTCTTTGAGCCTTTCCTAAGCAACCGATGATAAAGTAATCCTTGTTCTTAATTAAAGACATCACCAACCCCTCCGTGTGTTTTTTAGAATCGAAATCATCAAAAGAATCAGAAGTAAAAAACCCAAATAAGGAGCATACTTCTCGTAGCCTTTTTTTCTATCAATAAATTTGATTTGTGGTGGTAGGGTAATTGTCTTTGTGTAGCGAATAGTATCAGCCTTTACAATTGTCCTGACGCGAATAACATCGTGGTCACGGTAAACAACAGTTGTCACCCCATCCTTGGTTATAGTCACTGTATCGACTTCTGTCGTGGTAAACGTGTCTGTCATCAAAATACTATCCCGAACAAAAATAGTATCAATCCCGTAGACGCTAATTTGCGCCATCGCGGGATTTTTCTTTATTGCTTGATTCAAGTGCCATTTTGCCGAACATCCTGTTAACGTCAACAGAATGATAAATGCTTTTATCAATTTCATTTTTTGTATAGTCTGTAGTATTCGAAATCAGATTCGCCTCCATTTTTTTGATATTCAAGCCACTCTTCGTACAATGGGCCTTCGTATCTAAAATTATCAGTTTTTGTAGCGGTATCTATTCCTGCTTCAGTCATTTTCACAGCAAAAATTTCAACCTTTTCAGTGAGTTTTTGAACGCTTTTCTTCAATTCGTTTTTTTCTTGAACTTTACTTGCAACCAACTTTTCACCCTTCGCTTTGGCCAAAGATGTTACCTGTGAGGCACTTTTCAAGTTGTTTTCAATTTTCTTTAGCATAGTCTCTAATTCATCAACTTTAGGGGCGTTGATAGCCCCTAATGGTTGAAACACTTCCAAGAAAATAAATAATAATCCAAAAATTACTAATGTCTTTTTCATAATTTTTTCATTGTGTTAATAATTCTTAATTCAGTTATTGCTGCACTAAGCGCAGAATCTGACTTTTTTAATGCACTACCTAATTTGTCAATTTTCACATCCAAATTATCGATTTTTTTGTTTGAAGAGTCTATTTGGTCTTTATAGCCATTTCTCAAATCGTAATAAAGATAGCCTACTGCCGCAAGCATACAAAATGCGACTGCTGCCACAGGGTTTTTTCTAAATTGGTCAAAACTAACAGGCAAGGTGTTAGCACTTACTTTTTTTGCCGCTGTCATAATTTAAACTATTGGGGTATTTGCAATATTTATGTCATTACTGTTTATCAAGGTGTAGGTGAAAATTTTGCCGTGCAACGGTACTGATAGGTCAATAATTTTCATAAATTCATCAAAATTCGCTGATTTCTTAAAGACTTGACATCCCTCACTCCAATTGTTAACCTGTTGGCTATCTGCTCCTGCTTTGTGAATGTTTAATCCTGCGACATCATCATAAATTTTGCTTTCATCATAAGTCCCATCTTTCAAGTTCCAATCTCTGTAAACTTTCAGAGGCTTACATTGCTTCAATGCCTTGTATTTCCCTTGGTGCAATCCAATGGTGAATGAACCTCGATATTGCCCTTCTACGAGACGCGCACTACCATCACCATTGTCTACGGTGCAAGGCCACTCTAAATATTTCCAAACTCCATTCTCTTTGTAAGAAATTGTCATCCAATCATCAAATTGATTGGTCACTCGCTTACCTGTGTCTGAATTCCGAATACCTACGATATTCAAATTGTACTCCCCATTTTCGAAATACGCATATGCTTTATTCTTTAGGGTCTTTTCGATTTTTGATTGGTCAAATTTCATTTTTCGTCGTTTTGATTTTTACTTGACCCAAAATAATATGAAACTATCATAGTCACGATAGATGTAACCCCGCCTGCGATAGTAAAATATATATCTTTTTGGTCTGTTGGAAAATCCCAAAAAATTATGCTGAATAAAATTGCATAACTTAAAGTCAGGATAATTATTGCAATAATTGCTGTTGTGTTCTTTTTTAAATTTTCAAAATTCATCATTATGGTCTTTTGTATGAACGTACAAGATTGTCTAACGACATATCCCCGTGTGCATTGAAGTAAGTTCCTTGTCCATCTGAGCCGATGTAATTATTGTATGCCGACTTCATAGGCTTTTTACAGCCGTTGCCGTTAAAGAAATCATCATTTGCAGTGAAGTTATTTACCCCGCCTTGAAGACCTCCTTGGTCCGCACCAACTACAAAACAAGGTTTAGCGTCAGATTTTGCCCAAGAGTTAAAATTAGAGCCTTGGGTCTGATATGCTTTTCCCACTTCAGCATTGTATTGGTCCTCATTCGGAAACAAACGACCTAACCGCTCAAGATTGGTTTCGCATCGCGTTGCATTCGCGCGTTGACCAAAAGTCTTCTTTTTCTTGAATACATCCCCGATAGCATTCTTAAACTCTTCTCCAAGACCTTTTGGATTATTTTTTTTCAATCCACGAAGCACCAAGTATAATCCTGTAGCGGCTGCGGCTATAAGTATGATTTCTTTTTTATTCATAATACAAATATAGTTAATGGATTAATCAATTTTTTTTCTTTACTTTACGCCCAAATTACGCTGTATGAACAACAAATTAGAACAAATTATCGAGACGTATCCCGACGTGGAATTTCTCAAGGCTGATGGTTTTGACAAGGCTGTTATTGGTGTTGACTTGCAACACTATCGTTTGATTTATGATTATGACTTAGCAATTCAAACATTGGTAGAAGACGATGGTATGACTCTTGAAGACGCTATTGAACACTTCGATTTCAATGTGTTGGGTTCACTTCGTAACGATGATGAATACCCAATATTTATAATGACCGATTTCGATTAACCTTGTAGTGCTTTACGTTGTTCACGTAAAACTTTTTGAACGACTTCGGTGCTGACACTTGCCTTATCGCCTCCATAATACGATGCATTGTATGGACGATACACACCTTTATAATTTGTAAGAGCATAAGGTACTCCTATGCTTGACCAAACTGTTGCAATGTCAAGCGCAGCCTTTTTCAAATTAACATCGGT